GTTATAAAACAATTTAATCATGTCTTTTTATTGTAATATCTATTAAATCTTGTGGGTAACATCCTCCAGTGTTGCCATTTGGAAATAAGCAAAGTCATGTTGGATAATTTTTATTTATACATAAAGATAATACTACAACATTTGCCTTGCCCTTCTTTATTCTATTTGAAGTTTTCCAACCTCTAGTAACTGGACTATATAAATAAAGATTTCCTTTTTTAAACTTAGGAGTCATATTAAATTTCTCTTTTGTTACCATGAATAACTTTAATAACAGGAAATCTTAAAGAATATTCTCCGTTTTGGTTTTGTGACTCTTCAAAGTATTGCACTGTAATTGTTTTATTTAAGATGTCTTCTGGATGCTGGTATAAGTGTTTACGTTGTTCAATAGTAAATCCGCTTCCAACTCTTACAATATTACCTTTATGTTCAATAGCAACACCACTTAGCATTTGTTCTTCCACCTCAGTGCCTTCTTTGATGTATCTTAGAGGACCGTTAAATGTTTGTACAACTTTATATTCGTCATCAAAAAACATTTTAACTTTTAAGATGTCGTTTGATCTTTTGCCTTGGTATACAGCGTTTTTTCTTAACATAATTCCTTCCCAACCTTTTGATGCTGCTTCTGAAGCTATGGCATCAAGCTCGTGAAAAGAAGAAACAGGCGTGTGTTCAAGTTTACTAGTATACTTTAAAGTCTTTTTAAACATTACTTTATGCAATGCACTTAATCTTTGATTTAAAGTACCAGCATCGCCGTATCCTTTAGAAAACATTGTGTAAGGTATAAAGTCAAATATCTGAAAGAGACCATTTTCGATGACATGATCTTTTCTTCCAATTTCTTTCATTATATCTTGAAAGTTTTCATTGCCCTCTTTGTCTACAATGCACATTTCTCCATCATAGACAACGTTTTTAACGCCTAAAGACTCAAGTTCTTTTTCTACCAAGGATAACGTATGAAATTGTTTTCCTGATCGTGCGAAAGATTTTGCTTTTCCTTTTTCATCAATGATGACCAAGCAGCGAACACCATCAAGTTTTCTTGACACAAACCAAACATCTTTATCAAAGTCAACTTTCTTTTTTGTTTTTTCATCGTACTTGTTAGCTAATGCTACATTAAATGTAGGTATAAGCCCGGGCAGAGCTTTGTTAATTAATTTGACTGATACTCTTGCTTTAAGATTTCTGTCAAGAATTAGGTGTACTAATTCTTTATACTCAGGGTTGTTCAGAATAAACCCGTTTGTTTCTTCTAACGCCTTATGACCTGTAATAAGGCGTTGATTTAAAGAGTCAAGCAGACTAAAAATAGAATCAAACTTTGTATACTTGTTGCATAGATCAGTACGCTTTTTTAATGTTTTTGAAGTAATATTGTACTGCATAAAATTATTATACGTATAGTATAGAATTCTTCTTAAACTTTTATTGCATTCTGTAAGTACTTTTACTTTTTCGTTTGTTGAAGTCGTGCTATTAATTTTTTTTATAAAGTTATTGAAATCTTCTATCATTTTAAATTCCAAAAAGCTGCTGTACAGCCAAATAAACTATTGAGAAAAATAATACTTCGACTAACACCATTAAAGATATAACAGCGTTAAAAGCACCTCTATTTTTCAAATAAAGATCTTTGTTGTTTTTAGTCTGATCAATGTAGAAAAAAGCATTTAATACTGCTATAATCAGTAAACCTACAAAATACATTTTCTATCGTTTATAATATAAATCAGTTTCAGCAGAAATTGCGAGTGCCTCTAGAAACATCTTAGCGTTATAAGGGATACGTCTTTCTGCTCTTTCTGCTCTTTCAAAAACAACATCAATTCTTCTTAATGCGTCTTTAGGAGATGAAGACTCAAATACATAGTCTACAAACTTTCTCTCATAATCGTTTAGACCGTTCTTTTCAATTGTAACCTTAAATCGATTTGGCTTTCTCATTTTTTATTACCTCGCGTAAAGTCTTGCAGCTGCTTGTGCTTTTTCAAGTGTTTTAAAATTTCCAACGTAAGTCCAACCACTGGACCAACGATTAACAGCTTTGTGATAAAGTTTAACGTTACTAGATGTATTATCTAGCTTAAATGTTTCGCCATTATGATTATATAACATACTGTTTGTTTTTATACCTTTTATTTCATGTTAATAACAATGTCACTACGATCAGCAGTAAAAGCTAATTCGCAGTTTGAAGCTAATACCCAACACCTTTTAATGCCTGACGAATTGTCAGGCTTTGGTGCTCCTCCATCTGTTAAGACAATATATCCATCAAATATTTTTTTGTTTTTAATCGCATGTTTCGTAACTGAATTGAAGCATGTGCCTCCCATAAGATTTCTTTGTCGAACAGGTCTTGAGTTTTTCTTCCAATGAAAAGATGAACTTTCATCAACACGAGTATCAAACTTATAAACATGAAAGTCAGTTTGTCTAGATAGATTATCTAATTCTGCATAGAATCTTTCAATTTCAGAATTACTTACAGAACCGCTTTCGTCAATATAAACAGCAATTGAAGGTTTATAGTTTTTCTTAAAGCCTGAGTGTACGCCCGGGTATTTTTTATTAAGCCTTCTAATTGAATTGATTCTCTCGTTCTTTTTAGAAAATCCACAAAATCGTTTAAGTAAAGACTCCCATTTAATTTCTTTAGAAATCATCCTGTTAATTTCTTGCCTTAGTGCAGAAGAAATTGAGCCCCAGTTTCTATTGTTAGCTTCATTTGCAGCGTCTTTAACAATTTCTTTAATCTTACCTTGAATCATTTCCTTGTCTTCGTCAGGAATATCATCCCAGCCATCATGATCATCAAATCCTATCTCAATAGTCTCGCCAGAAGCTTCCATCTGGTCAAAAAACTCTTTTGACTTTGGGTCTGAGATAAGTCTATTAAAATAGTATTCTGATGTTTTATTCCGTGGCATCTTAGAAATTAAGTCAGAAAGACCCATAAAATTTTCAAGATGTTCTGGAGACATTTGAGATTTTTGTTCTTCTGAAATAGTTAAGGAGTTACCGGGAATTAAACCGCCTTCAGGAAGTTCGCCTTCAGGAATTGTTGAGTTAATTGCAAGATCTGTTCCGTAGTTCCAGATAATATGTGGATCTTTACGCCTTTCAGTTGTATGGCCGAAAACTAAATGTAAACACTCGTGTTTAAGGAGGCCCCTAACCTGCTTTTTAGAAAGACCAGCCATGAATCTTCTATTCCACCAAAGAGTAAGCTCACCATTGACTGCAGAGACGCCTGCTGTTGGAACATGTGTAGACTCAACTTTGTTTAGTGATCTAAGGATTCTACTGTAAAAAGGTTCATTCCACAAGAAGTCAACAAGATGTTCAGAAAGACTAAACTTTGCCATGTCTTCATCAGATACTTTTTGCGATGTCAAATGTTGATTATTGTTTTTCTGACTCATATGTATAACCTTTTTTATTTGTTAAGAAGGTCTCTGTTTTCATTAACAATCTTAACTAAGTATTCGCCAATTTCTCTATGAAAGTTTTGTACTGACTTGATATTTTTGTGCTTTGAAACACACGACCAGAAGTGAATCATCATCTCTTCAGAAATCATCTTGCCTAACTTAGCTGCATTTTGCGCTTGCGTAACAGACCAATCATTGTCTCTTGAATGTTCGCCTAAGCGTTCGATTAAAGAGTTGATGCGATCATTAGACATCTTTTCAATTCTAGGTTTACATGACTTAAAGCTAGCTAAGAGCTGTTCAGGTGTCACAGCAACTTCATATTTCTTGACAAAATCAGAGAATTCAATAGCTGCCTCACTACCGATAAAGCCGATTGCAATATTATAAAGGTCCATTGAATCTTTATCATTAATAAGGTTTTTGTCAAGGTACTTAAGAACCTCATCGAGTCTAGCCCATGAAGCTGGAGTCGGAAAAACATTGCCTGGAGTTACCTTTTCTACGTCAACAAAAAGATGACCACTTCTTGTCTTAAGAAACTCAACAATTAAAGGATCAACGTTTTTATCTTGTGCCCAAGAAATCCAATCATCCTTTGAAGGTTTAAGATCAATAGTCCAGAATCGACGCAAAAGAGCAGGATCCATCTCATTGACATCATATTCATTACCATGGTTAACGGCAGCGAAAATTCTAGTGTCAGGATGAATATTATAAGCATTGCCGTTTTCATCATTACCTAAGCACCTGTCCAATACAATCTGGAAAAAAGATTGTTGAACTGTTGGCAAGCCTCGATTTAACTCGTCCAAAAATAATACTACAGGTTCGTTGCAAGCTCGAACAAACCAAGACGGCATACAAAATGTCATAACTCCTTTCGACTTCATGCCTTCAATATCTGGGTATCCAATTACGTCACCTTCAGACATAATCGAAGCGCGCACATCAATCATATCATACTCAAGTGATTCGGAAATTTGTTTAACGATAGCAGACTTACCGACACCAGTTGATGCTCTAATTAAAACAGCATGATGAGGTGGAAGGTTGGTTGCAATTTTAATAAAGTTTTTGATATTCAAATTAATGTCCTTTTTAACAAGGTGTTTGTTGTTGTTTACATTATATTATAATACAATGATTGACTTATTTACACGTATAAGTTTTAAACAGAGATTAAATTACAACTTATATTGTATTAGTATCATTACTATGCTTAGAACAGTGCATAACATTGTTTTAACTGTAAAAGGCGTCTCGCCAAGACAAATATATGTAAGAACTGGATATACAAGATATGATAAACCAAAAAATATAAATCTTGCTGACCATACAGACCCATTTGAATTGTTTACAAAATATGTCCAAGCATGAAGATAAAGATAAGCGATAGGTAAGCTGAAGGTGAGTATGATAAGATTTTGTTTGTCTTTATAGTATGGGTCGATAAATTGCAAGTTTTGTTGTAGAAAAGTTAGTGTTGCTGCAAAAACATATGCAGCTAAAGCATAAATCATATATTACCTTGCGCCTACTCTTGCTACTTCTTCAAAGCCTCGCTTCTTAAGATCCAAGAAGAAAGTCCATCCGGCACCACCAAATCGATTTTTAACAGTTTCCAGAACTCGAAGCCCCTTAAAGTCTTCATCTTTCTTTTCAATAGATAAGTGAAGCATAGCGTCTACCATATGCTTAAGCTTTTGAGAACCTGCCATGTTACCACTTTTATTGACTTGACCAATGCAAACGATATTAACATAATGCTCTTTAGCGTAATCAGTCAACATTTGTAGAGACCTAACTGCTGATTGACTGTTTGTGTTTTCCTCACCATACTTTCCATCATTAAGCGTTTGTAGCGAGTCAACAATCAAAAAGAAAGGCTTGTCTTTAAACTTATTACGTAATGCATCACACTGCTTTAGAAGTCTAGGGACGTATGCTTCTTGCCCGGCAATAAATCCGCTTTCAAGTTGAAGTCGTTCACACGTAAGCTTAACTTGGTAAAGACTCTCCTCAGCAGTATTAAACAAGCAAGTATAACCTTGTTTTGTTAAGGCGTCAGCTAGAGTAAGCATTAGTGTTGTTTTTCCTGCGCCAGGCTCACCTGTAAATAAAGAAATAGTTGAAGGAGTAAATCCTTCACCGCCGAATGCTGTGTCAATATACTCGACGTTACATGGATATCTTTCACGGAGCTTTTCAGGAATCTTAACATCAAGAATGTTTGTGCCAAAAGTAATTTCATCACGCTTAGTATTTAATTTCATTGTATACCTTTAATATGTGAGTGATTATAAATTATAATATTAAAAATTTTATCTTAGTTACACTTATGAGTTTTCAACAGCACGCATATACTTGCCGTCTAGTTGAACTACGCGATGATCTATCAAAACAAAAAAACAATTTTTCTCCACTCTATTTGAAAAGTATTCAAAGTCAGAAACTATAAGACCTATTTCTCCATCTAGAAAACCTACAAGGGTAACAAGTTGATTAACAGAAAAGTTCCATCTAACAATATTTTTTCTTGTATTAACC